AATTCTAATTCTGTCTTTTCAGGACGATATACTTGAATGGGCACATCATTTTTGAATGTCCCGACGTTATTCAAATACGGGTGAAGTTCAGCAAGTGTTTTCTGAAAAGCTTCCTCTTCGGGATCGGGCCTGTATAGCTCCATTGGAATAACAGATTCCTTGATTTGCTCAACTTGATCATCGGTGAGCGGGCCGTCATCTGGCTCGTATACTGTGCGTTCAATAGGTCCGGGTTCATCGGACTCAGGTTGTTCCAGGTCCCAATCCTTACTCTGATTAGCAGCAAGGATCAATGCGATAGCCAGAGGATCAAACACCAGAACCAGTAGAATGATAACCCAGCGCACAGCTTTTTCCAGAATGTTCTGATCAGCATTATCCCCGTAAATCATTGCTGCGATATACTTAATTGGGCCCACTTCCGCTTCGACTTTACGCAACTGGCTTGCAATCGGAGCCCGTTCCTCATTCAGTTTACCAATCGCGGAATTAGCAGTCTCAATTTCTTTCTGTATTTTAGCGCGTTCCGCTGCCTGCTGGCGACGAATTTGGACACTTCGCTCTGCGCTCTTTTCAGTGTCACCTTTATTCATCACATTGTTGACCTGATTGTCCATTTGAGCCAATGCTTCCCGTGATAATTTTATGTTGTCTCTTTGGGTATGGATTTTTTCTTCAATTAAAGATAGTTTAGCGGCAACATCTCCGGTTGGTACTCCTTGGTCAAGGTGTGCCTTGGACAGATATCCAAACTCCCCCATACCAGTTATTAGCATTAGGATGCTTATAGCAATCAACAGGTAAAATTTTAATAAAAATTTGCACCTGCTCCAATATTTTTTTAACCATATTACAGCGGCGAGTTTCCCTAGTTCAAAAGAGCACCCCATGATTATGATTGGCCAATAAACTCCTGCAAAAATAGCAGTAAGTCCTACTATTGAATAGTAGCCACTAACACATGACAACAAAAGTGCCGCGGACAATGCAAAATATGTTATGAACATTTTTTACTACACCTATCAAAGTGCCAGCGATTCATATTGGGCCCCTTGCCCTCAAAATTACAATGTGGACACACTTTCATTTGTTGATTTGCTCTAATTTTTGTCATTGCAACTGCCCTTGCGGCCCGTAGAACCCTAGCATTATCTGGACCCATAATTTCTTCATATGTTTTTCCCTTCGCGCCCGACAACCGGCCTGTATTTGCCTCGCTTATGGCTCTTTTCCTTTTCTCGGAGCACGGGCCAGTCGATACTCCGGTACGCGCCCTAGACATAGCAGCACAGTGCTCCGGAGTCTTTTTCTTACCAGAAGTAGCTCTCGAAACAGAATCTCCGTGTCCTGCCGGTTTAGGTAGTCTCAACTTTGCAATAATGTCAGGTCTGTTCGCTTTTAATTTATTAGCGTTTGCTATGTTAGTGCGATGTGAATCACGTTTGGGTTTCCCTTTACTTGCTGCGGACATTGCGGCCCTGATATCGTCATCAATTTTGAACGTTCCGCCTGTTGCTTTATTATAACAAGGTATATTATTTGTCCAGTGCGCCCGAATCATGGCGTCTTCCTCTATACGAATAGAAGTCCATACCCCAAATTTAATTATTTCCCGTGAGAAATCATCCGGACGAACACAGTATTCAGCCAACATGTATTCACTGCTGCAAATATACCCATCATCCGGAGATCCTTTGTGACTTCCGATATACACCTTCCCAGTACCGGCGTCCGTCCACTTGTATAAAAATGAATCACTCATCAAGTATTTAGTCTTTTTCCTTCTTAGGTCTGAATAAATGACCAAAAGTAGAAACAAACTCGTCCAAAGTCATGACAAGTTTGCGAGGAATTCCCGGACCTTGTTGGATATGATAGGTGACGAGTTTGACACCCTCGTCCCTATCTTTTATTTGCGTGACAGTAATTGAACTGCCATCTTCAAATTTGTAGGATTTGCCTACGAGATTATCCATTGGCGTGTGACATGTCGTATGTTTGGGCAAAGATGTCCTTCTTTACTGCACCGTAGTCTCCCGGACCATGGCGCACAATGAAGTCATTGCCAGCAGTGTATTGTAGATCACCCCAAGAGGTGTGAAGCACCCCGTCGTGGTCAGCGAGTTTTGCAACCTTCATGATTTTCTTTGGCGTAGCAGTGCCGTCACCGTTGTCATCATAGAACGATGCAAACTTTTCAGGAGTTACCGGGTATTGCTCACCCTTTGGTCCTGTAATAATCTTGTGACCAATGTCATATTGAACAGGACCTTCAAGTGTTTCAACAGTTCCTGCTTTGTCAGCAGTTACATATTTGATGGGGTTTGCTTTCTTGAAAGTCTGAAACGAACCAGTCTTAAACCAATTGTCATCGATTGCCGCACCGAGTTCTTGTGCTTCGTTGATCATGTCAATATACTTTCTAAAAACTTCCGTATTCATAACCACTCCTTAAATATGATACTATTTATCATCCCGAAAGCGAACCAACCGCGGAAAACGCAACGAATACGAACCATCTTCTGCCATTGTCACTGCATCAGCCAAGACTTCCGCAATTTGACCTTTGACCATCTTCCTGTTAATCCAGTAGTCATCCCGTTGTTCATCGCTCATACCAGAACCTACATTGACTCGAATAAACTTGCCATCGTCAGTCCCTTCGCATACCAGCGCACCTGTGCGACCCAGATTGCGACCTGTTCCTTCTTCAATGTCAACTACTGTCAGATCGAAAGTCTTTGTGGGCTTCCACTTCATCCAAAACAGAGTGCGCTTACATTCATAGGGCGCATCATAGTCCTTGATCATAATTCCTTCGAACCCTGCTTTGACCATGTCCTGAGCATAACGATCCATTTGATTGCGACCTGCAGCGGTGTCAAGATCAACATCAATGTGAGGGAGATATTCAACGTTAGTCAAATCGTCAATGATGAAACGAACGCGGTCTAGCAGAGCCAAACGCTTCGTCAAAGAGACATTCCACTTACCATCTTCAAAAGCCTTGAGAGGAATAATGTCAAACACATTGAATACAGCATCAAGAGCATCTGCTTTTGTCTTGCGGCGGGCTTGTTTCATCAATGCTTGAAACGATGCGCTGGTGACCTCACCATCAAGAACAAACCCGTCCTTCAGTTCAGGCATTGACAAAAACATACGTGCCTTAGAACTGACTTGATCTTCGATGTGACCAAAGTTTTCATACACTTTGCCGTTGCGACTAAACGGAATAGTCACGCCTGTTGAATTACAGACAAGTAACATCCTGACCCCGTCAAGTTTTGGCTCCAGGCGCTTCTTGCCCTTCATCTCAGGGCGTCCTTCGCTATTCGTAGCAAGTTGACAGGTGAACTTGGGAATTTCGTAAATAGACTTCTTACAGACCTTGTTGATTGTAGTCTCGCTGAATCCAGCACGAAGGTCACGCCGCAGCACAGGAGCGCAGAATGTGTCCCATTCGTCTGTGGTGAAACGCTTGCTCATGTCAATAATTTGATCACGCGCCGCATGACCCGTGAACTTGCGACTTGCCAGCGATTCCAGCAAAGTGTTAAATTCTTGCCAGGGATTCTCTGCTTCGGTGATGCCGCCAGGTGAATGAGGGATCTGACGTACCCCAAACGTCACATAAGGATTATAGCAGGCTTTTGCCAGACTAAGAAAAATTTGTGCGTTGATGCTGCCAAGAATCGATGCCTCGAGGGCTTGCTTGATAACATCCTCTTTGTGGAGTTTGCTATTCGATTCGTTTGCTTTGTGAATCCAAGATGCTGTCATGTTATTCCTTTAGTGCTTTGATAATGTATTCTTTTTCTTTTTTGTCGCGGAAGATCGACCGACGCTTTTCAATGTCGTGACACCAGTTTTCAACTGCGTCATAACTTCCCCAAGAACCAAGCGGGGCTTCAAATACGATCCATTGAGCGATATGAAGCATTGACGGTCCGTTAACTTGATCGGCGCATTGACACGCCCGAAACATATCACCAGCAAACATTGCCATCATGAATCCGCCGGGATGATAACCGTGAATAAGATAATTCTCTACGGTGTCTCTCATGTGTTCGGGTATGTATGCGTATTGGGCAAGGGAGTCATACCCGTTGTCACTGAATTGAATTAGTTTGCTCATTTTGCCTGTTCATTGACAAACGTTTTGGTTTGCTCGACTGTCTTATCTAGCATACGAGCGATTCCACCAAACCCGACTGTGGCAATGATCACGCCAAAAATAGTTCCAAGTAGAAAATTCTTCATTGCTTCGCTCCACTAGGCTTGATCCAGCCTGCAACCGTGTCAGTGCCGCTTTTCACATCCTCACCGAGACCTTTAACCGTCCCTGCGATTGTGCTACAGCCCGAAATGAGGGTGATCAAAAGTTTACGCATGTCCACTCCTACTACTAAAAATTATATTATACTATATTACGCAATAAATGACAACTTTATTGGGTAATTTTTACCCGATTCAGTTGGGTTTGATTGTCACGATGGGCTTTTACAGTGCCGTTGATTTTCACGACTGCGTTGTTTGCCGGAGGTTGCTTCATGGAGAAGAACAGAGCCTGGTCATCAGGTGTGATAGCAGTCACATAATACACACCCCATTGTTGGGAATAGAACGAGCGCAGAACCTCAATGGTCAAATTGACCTTGTCGCCAACCCGCCCGACGAAACCACCTGCGGCGAACTTGACCCGATTGTCAACAGTATCACGCGCCTTACCGCGCAGATAACTAGAAGGGAAACTGCACACCACAGCCAGTTCATAGTTCGTGGACAATTCGTCACGATTGCTGAGGGACATTGCGTTAGAATCAAACTCTGACAACTTCTTGCCAGCGAGAATTTTGAAAGTCAGAGCCTGAAAATACTGACGAACCTGACGACCTTGTTCCATGTCATCTTCGGTGACATTCGACGGGTCAGCAAGAAAGTTGGTCATCAGTTTGCGATTGTTTTGCTTCGCATCGGGAGCAGGAGAATCGGGCCACTGAACACCCTTGATATATTCACCGTTGATGCGTTGGGCTGCACAAGCAGCACCAAAAACTAATTCAGCGGGGTAAACAGTGGGAGCCTGAGATGTCTTGGTCATTTATTGCTCCGTTTTGCGAGTTGATAAGTGTATTATATACCCAAACTGATTTATTGTCAAATTTGGGCAAGAATACGATTATAAACATCAGCCTTGCTCATGTAATATTCGTAGTCACGTTCACCGGGGCGGAAGTTGTTCCATTGATTCTGACCTGCGTAGGACATCAGATCACGCTTGAGGCTGCGACCGGTGTATTCGCTGATAAAGCCATACAGGTCATAGTGGGCGATAAATCCGCTGCACATATAAAGGAAGTTGTAACCAGTCTTGTTCAGGTTGTCAATGTTCTTACATGCCTTAACCACGTTGTTCACGATCAAGGTCTTTTGGCGTTCAGTCAGTGCTTCCATTTGTTTCTCCGTTTTGCGAGTTGATAAGTGTATTATATACCCAAACTGATTTATTGTCAAATCAGATTTTCGGCAATCTCGTCAAACCAGGAGCCGAACTTTTCTTCATCGTCAGTGCCCCACACGCCACCTGCTTGTTCAAAAGCAACCTCAAACGCAACCTTCGGGTCCTCGGTTTCTTGATAGACAGAAAAAACCACATTCTGAAATTCACGCTTATCCATAAATGCCTTGTAGATATCGATATCCAAGTCGTTCACTATGATAGTAAAACAACTTACCATACCAGAGTTGAAATTGTCCCATGGGCTGAGCCAGGCGGTCTTTGTCACTGATATACATGTTATGCTACCGTGCCAAAATCTTCCGGGGCTTCAACGACCTCGATAACAGCACCCTTGAAACGCTCAAGGGCATCGTAGTATTCAGCGGTGAAGTTGGTGTTCTTACCGGCAATTTCAAGTTGATACTGATAGTTGCCCAGACGCCACAGAACCACACGTTCACGGTTCTTGTTGTAACCATCTGCGATATACTGAAGTTGGGACATTTATTGCTCCGTT